CACCGCCCAAATCCTTTTCACGTTCTAAATAAATTCCATTATGCCAACAACAGGCGTTTTAAATTCCCGTTTGGCAGTAATACAAGTCGGAGCCGCGACCATTACTTGCCTCGTAGATGCCAATTTGAGTATCTCAATGTCGCCACGCGACACCACTTGCAAAGATACCGATTCGTGGGGCAGTCAGCTTCCCGGCCGGTTGTCGTGGGAAATGTCCGGTAGTGCCATGTTCGCATGGGATAGCACCTACACTTTTGACGACTTGTACGCTTTAATTAACGGCGGCACAACTGCCACAATCAAATGGGGCACGACCGTATCGGGCGACAAGATTTACTCCGGTACTGGCATGCTTACAAGTCTAAGCGCATCTTCATCCGGAGTGGATGAAAACGTAACCTACGATTTCACTTTTGTAGGCACAGGGGCACTTTCAGAAACAACAAATCCTTAATGCTTGGCCCGGCTTATGTCGGGCCTTATTTCTTTTTTTGAACTATGGTCAATTATTTAGATTTTAACGGACAACAAACGCCTATCAAATTCGGATTTGGCGCACTTTACCACTACGAAAAATTAACAGGCCGTACAGCTTTACGGGATTTTTCGGAGTCCATTCAAGGCGGTGAGGCAGAAATTAAGATTAGCTTTATTGCCGACCTTGCATTTTCAGGATTTTTAAACGGCGGCAAAGCAACAAAAAAACCTTTTGCGGCATCGGTTGAAGATGTTGCAGACTGGCTAACCGGAGAAACAATCGCTAAAATAATGGAGCTTTTTGCCGAGTCAATGCCGAAGGCGAAAGGAGATGAGGCGCAATCGGGGGAGCCGCAACCGACAGCCTAACGGATTGGGAGTCGCTTGAACAAACGGCGGCTTGGGTTGGTTTGTCGGAGGATGATTTTTACAATACTTCGCCGCGCTATTTTACTGCAATGGTCAAAGCGAAGAATGATCAAATGAAGGAATCTTGGATTCAAGCGCGTCAAATTGGATACTGGGCTATATTGCCGCACACAGGCAAAAAAAGAATTAAGCCCACCGATTTAGGGCGTTTTGGATGGGAAGAAAGCAAGTTTAAAGGCATACAGGTAACGGAGGCGGAGTTAAAAAAACAAGCTGAGTTAATGCTCGCAATGTTTGAAGCAAACACTAAAAGAATTGTAAACTAATGGCAGTTAGCGACTTAAATGTACGAATAGCGGTCTATTTCAGAGAGTTTGACCGCTCGATGAGGCAAGTGGAGCGCAGGATGATGCAAACATCTGAAAAGCTCCGATCTATTGCCGACGATATGTCGATGTCAATAACTTTGCCTTTAATTGGAGTAGGAGCCGCCGCAATTAAGGCCGCTGGTGACTTTGAAGCGCTTGACAAGGCATTGAATACTACAATGCGCAATGCCGGCTATACAACGCAGCAAGCGACCGAAGAACTCGAAAAGCTTCGCCAAATTGCGCTTGCTCCTGGTATTGACTTGGAACAAGCTGTTAAAGGCTCCATTCGTTTGCAGTCGGTTGGATTTTCAGCCGAGCGCGCAAGAACGACACTTGTAGAGCTTGCTAACGCCTTAGCCGCGTCGGGCGGTAGTGCGGAGCAGCTTGACGGAGTTACTCGGCAATTCTCGCAGATGTCGTCTAAAGGCAGAATCTTACAGGAGGACTTGACAATCATCTTGGAAAATATGCCGGGCCTTGCAAAAACTATCAAAGACACCTTCGGTACAATTAGCGCCGAAGCATTAAGAAAAGCGGGCGTATCAGCGGACGAGTTCATCGACAAAATTACACAGGGACTTGCAAAAACCGAGCGCGTACAAGGCGGAATTGCAAACGCGGTAAACAATGCGCAAAGCGCGTTAAAGCAGTTTTTTGCAACGATTGGCAACGAAATAAATAAGGTTTACAATGTCAATGAAGTTGCGGATAGATTTGGAGAAACATTAAATAGACTTGCTACTTATTTTCGCCTACTTGATCCCGAAACAAAAAAAAGTATTTTAAACTACGCATTATATGCCGCAGCGCTTGGCCCGGCTATTAAAGTGATGCAGTTGTTTTATTCCGGAGGCGTTGCGGTTGTTGCTGGTTTGCGGGCAATAGGAGGTGGATTAGAGTTTATAATTAAAAAGATTTCTAAGACAATAGTTGCATTTGTAGAGCTAAATGCAGCGCAAAAAATATTTGCAAGTGCTGGCGCAATTATAGCTATTGCCGCAATTGTTCAAGTCTATAACTCCGTTACCGAATCGTTAAACGATTTGCGAAGCGAATATAACTTATTGAACGCAGCGAAAAAAACCGAAGCAGAAATAAGGCAACGCGGCAACGAATTAGCGGGCGAAGAATTAGGAAGAGTAAACGCATTAATTGCGGTAGCAAAAAACGAAGCAGCAAGCAAGGACGAAAGAACGCGCGCTTTACTTGCGCTTCAAAAAGAATACCCAGCATACTTCGCAAATATTAAGGCGGAAAAAATAGATGTTGCGGATCTTGAAAAAGGATACATTGCGCTAAAAGATTCAATAACAAAAAGTGCGCTTGCAAGAGCTGGCACTGAAAGACTAACAAAGCTTTCAGATGAGCAATTAACACTTGAACAAGAACTTACAAAGCAGCAAGAGTACTACAATGAATTTTTGTCAAAAGAAACAGAGTATAGAATATTAAACAATAGTATTACAGAAGCTACAAGAACAAAGGAATTAAAACTATTAGCAGAAAAGCGCAGATCTTGGAAGATAGAGTTTGACGCAACGCAAAAAGCATTAGAGTACAAGAAAAAAGAAATTGACGCAATCGCAAACGGAGTAGCATCTGTTCAATCAAGCATCGCAACAACAAACGCAGCAACAACCGCAAATGAAGGCTTAGCGCAATCCAACAACGAAGCAGCAGCGGCGGCGGCGGCACTGGCAGCAAGCGAAAAAAACAAGAACAAGGTTTTATCCGAACAAAAAGACCGATACAAGGAACTTTTTGACTTAATGGACGAAACAGAAGCGCGCGCGATAAAATTAGAAGCGGCAACGCGGGCTTATTATGATGCGATTGCAATACAGCGTTTTCAGGGCAATTTTGGAGCAGATCCGACCGCGCCAAGCGAGGGAGATATTATGTCCGCTTTTCCGCAGGCCGACCAACAAACGCCTGGTATATCATTTACGAACGAAGAGCTTTCAAGTTTAGACGCGCTAAGGGAAAAGCTAAAGCTAACAAGGGAAGAACAGGAAGCGTTTACCTATTCAACAGGCGATTTTTTTGCGATGTGGAAGGACGGCGGCGAAGCTCAAAAAGCGATGACCGATTCCGTTTTAAATTCGATACAGTCGCTAAACAGTCAAGGCTCCGCTTCGTTCCAGGAATATGCAGCGGCGGCGGTTAGTTCTGCATTGCAGGTCGCAAAATCAATGGCAATTGAAGGTATATTTAAAGCGGTTAGTTCTGCAATGAAGCTACCATTCCCGGCAAACATCGCAGCGGGCGCACTCGCAGCGGGCGCGGCATCGGCTCTGTTTAACGGCTTACAATCAAAGATACAACCTCCAAAACTTGCTCAGGGCGGTTTGGCATACGGGCCAACGCTTGCAATGGTAGGAGATAACAGAATGGCGGGAATAGATCCGGAAGTTATTGCGCCGCTTTCTAAGCTTCAAGATATGTTAGGCGGTTCGCAGCGCGTAGAAGTGATGGGTAAAATATCTGGACGCGATTTGATGCTTGTAATGAACAAAGAAATTGAATCAACAAATAGGTATAGATAATGGCCGCAATACGATTTAAGGCAGAATTTGACAGTTTTAGCGGCGACCGTTATACGATTGAGATTTGGGACAGATCCTACTCAGGCGATCCAATTCCGTTCAATCCTGACTCGCGTGGATTTGCGCTTACGCACGAAGCAAGCGACCGTATTAGTACCATAATGGGAACGGAGTGCCAATTCGTTATGTACGCCGAAAATACAGACCACGAGGCGTTTATTACGGATTTGATTGCAAGTGAGGAAGGGCGATTTGTGGTAAACATAACCAAAGGCACAACGCCGGCGGCATACTGGCGCGGGGTTATACTTCCCGACATTGGCAGCTATGAGGATGCAAGTTATCCATACCAAATTAACATCACGGCGACCGATGGAATAGCGAGCTTAAAGGATATTAAGTACAACAACGCAGGAACGGCCTACACAGGAAAAGCGCGCCTAATGGATCATTTAATAAACGCGCTTTCAAAAATCCGATATGCTGATGTACTCTTTACACCAACTCAACACTTTGTAAGTTCCTTCATTGACTGGTGGGAAAACGATCACGCCGCAACCGCGTCAGATCCTTGTGCATTGTATCAAACGTACGCTGATCACGCCGTTTTTTACAAAGACGAAAAAGGAGTAAAGGATTATTTAAGCTGTTACGAGGTAATAGAAAATATCCTGACTAATTTTCAAGCGAGAATCACGTTTAACAACGGAACTTTTTGGATTGAACAGATACCATACCGAACCGCCGCGACGGTGGTAGGGCGCAATTACGACCGGTCAAAGAACTATTTAGGATCGGGTAATTTTAGCGCTATTAACACAATCAACCAAACAAACACACTCGCGCTCGAAGCGACTGGAAGGTACGAGTTTTTGCCACCGCTAAAAGAACACCGGCATACTTTTTTGGCGCTTGAACGGTTCAATTTGTTGTCAGGAGTTGCGGCGTTTACAGATACGAATTTCACAGCCGTAACAGTACCAAAGCCGATTAACAGCAACAGCGGAAACACTTATTTTAGGATTTCCGCTAACCTTCAATTTACACTATCAAGTAACACGGCGCCCGGATCGGCGTTTCAACCTTTTGTTTGTTTATTTAGATTTCGTCTAAAAATAGGCTCACTTTATGCGCGGCGTACATATACGCTCACTCCGCAATACCAGGTACAATACTCGCAGATTGATTTTGTGTCCGGAGTTGAATACATCTATTATGCCGTACCGATTTCCAACGGGTTCTTTTTAGGCAATACAACAAGCGCGATATTTAGCTTTACCAATTTGATAGAGCTTGTTACTACTCAAATTGGTATTAATTCGGACAACTTTGAATTTAACTTTGAGTTTATCAGGTACGAAAAGTACGACGGTACGAGCATAACCGGCACAACATTTGACCTTACCTACCAATTAGGCAATCAAACACTTTTAATCCTTCCCGACATTGCGACGGATGAATACGAGTACACATCGACAAACTACTTATTCCCAAACAATAGCGTTGTTACTCAAACAAAGTCGCTGTTAGGCACGTCCGAAAATCCAAACGCATTGGGCGCTTTGTGGGTTTACAAATCAAGCGCTTACGAGCTTGCAAATCTTTGGGGGCCTGGCACAGATCCAAAAAACAAGAGATTAGAATATTTACTTTGCGAGTTTATAGTAGCGGGGCAGTATGTACCAATTAGGAAGCTGCAAGGGAACGTTTTTGGGAACCTCACTACATTAGGCCGCGTCAATTGGCGCTCTTCGGTTTGGTTGTTAATGCGCGGTACTTGGACAGCCAATGACGACACAATGTCGGGTGAGTGGTTTGAGTTAAAGTATGGTACAGGATTTAGTACGTCCGCTCCGGTCAAAAAAATAGTCACTGCCAACGATCCGCAAATACCGACCGTTCCACAAACATCAAGCTCAACCGGGCCATCTTACGAACTTGTCGCCAAGCCTCCCGGCACTTTGATTGCGCCTTTGTCGCTAACAACGACAAGCGCTTTACAATTGAACGCAGGGCCAATTACTACTATTGGAACGGCGGCGGCCTTAACCGGCGGAGATATTTACGCGGGAGATACGCTCGTTGTACTTAATCCGCTTACCGGCGATTTTAACGAGTTGACAGTCGCTACCACTCCAACAACCGGAGCCACGTCAATCGCTGTTACGGGTACACTAACCGCAAGTTATCCGCAAAACTCGTTATTAATAAAAAAACCAAAAATCGGAACTTTTAGCCTTCCACCAGGTACGGCAAATGATCTACTTTACCACAACGGTACAGAATGGGCGGTATTTCCGGAGGGCAGCGCCTTGCAAGTGTTGCGCGTAAACGCAGCAGGTACGGCGCTTGAATGGGCAACTATTACAACGGCGTCCGGAACGGTCACAAGTGTAGGTTTAAGTTTGCCGGCTATGTTCACGGTGAGCGGTTCTCCTGTGACGACATCCGGAACCTTAACGGCGGCCCTCGCTACTCAGTCAATAAATACAGTTTTTGCCGGCCCTTCGACCGGAGCCGCAGCGGCTCCAACGTTCAGAGTATTAGTAGCAGCAGATATACCAAATTTAGACACGTCTAAACTTACAAGCGGAACTTTGCCAATTGCGCGCGGCGGTACTGGTTTGGCGGCATTGGGTACAGCCTTGCAAGTATTGCGCGTAAACAGTGGAGCGACCGCGTTAGAGTACGCGACTTTATCAGCCATTACCGGCACTTTGGTAGCGGGCCGAATTGCCATCGCGGACGGGGCCGGATCGCTAACGACCGATGATGTTTTTTTGTACGACGCCTCCAACAACCGTTTAACAATTGGCAGCACTTTGCACGGATCGTACTTGTACAACTTTTTAGGGCCGACACAGTCAAGTGTTTTAAGCTTATTTGACTTTAACGCAACAGTCAACGGCTCCAATGTTTACGGGCAAATTCGGAATGGCTCAAACTTTAACTCAAATTCCAACACAATATTAAATATACAGGTTGGAGGTTCCATCGCAGGCGATCCAATAGTACAATGGCAAATACCTGGTACAAGCGGTACGACGTGGAGCGCTGGTATAGATAATTCAGCCGCCGACGTTTTCCGAATTGCACCGGATAACACGCCATCAGTAGGAAGCGCCGGTCTAACTATTTCCAAAGATAGTAGAGTTGGCATAAACAACTCAATTCCGATTGTTGGTTTGGATATGGACGCGGTCACGGATGGAATATTGATGCCTAACGGATCAACAGCGCAACGGCCTACCATTAGCGGCTCTTTAATATCGAAAGTGCTTAGGCACAATAACAATTTTGCAGGACTTGAATATCAGGACGGAAACGCTAAAGTGCAACATTTAACAAGTTCTGTATCTGTTTTAGGCACATCCTTGACCTGGTACTCCGGAGCCGGCACAACGGCGGCGACGGGCGTATTGTTTGGAACGGACTCTAATTTATTTAGCTATCAAATAACATTTACAACCACGTCAAGCCCAACCGGAAACGTGGACGTTTTTAAATATACTTTCCCATCCACAGCGCAACCAAACCGAATTGGGCGCGTATTTATTACGCCGCGATCCTTCACCGCCGCAAGTCCTTCGCTTTGTTGGTGGGTTAGCGCACAATCTGAAACCGAGTACACAATCGCAATTGCGGGTACTTTGTCAGCAACTACACAATATATCCTAAATATCGAAGTAAGATACTAATATGGCTCTAACAACATCAGATACAATCGCAATTTTTGAGGACGCCGAAGGCATCGACTCGGCCGCGCGGCTCTTTAAAGTAGCATCATTGTCTATCAGCTTTAATCTTGAAAGCAATGACGATATGATATGTCTTTTAACCTTAATAGACAACGAAGGCAATAGAGCGGGTAGTAACATTTATCAAATGACAGGCACGGAACTAACAGGTAAAGAGGCATCGTTTACTACTTCGCTTGCAACCGTTCGAGCGGCGGTTGAAAAAGTACTTAGGGATCGACTTTTAGCAATCCCGGCAAACTCAGGTAAAACCATTACTTACTCTTAAATTATACTATTATGAACATTAAACAGAGCATTAATTCAACTAACTTCTATACCGCTGTTATCCTATTTTTAGGAGGGCTTTTTGTAGGATTTCCGGAGGGGGAAGGTAGAACAATTGCAGCGGGCCTTTTTGGGATTATTGGCGCGGCTGGCGCGCTTCGTGTGTATTTCAAAAATGCAAAGTTGGACATTAAACAATGGGCGACCAACGCAAACACCTGGAACTATCTATTTACAATTTTGAGCGCTTTTTTCCCAGTGCTTACTCCTGAGATGTTTGAAAAGCTCCAATTAATCGCAGCGGCGGCAATCGGCGGCAACTGGCAGGGCTTAATCCAAGCAGTTATTAGCTTAGTGACAATCCTTTACTTTGCCACAAAAAACAGCGAACCAAAACCAATTCAGGAATGAACCTACACGCGACCGGAGCCGTACTACCGGAGTTTTTCCGGTTGGAAGAATTTGTACACCCTATTATTTTTCGCACATTCGGAAGTCAGTCGATTAGGATGGTATCTGCCTTTCAAATCGAATACGCTACCGCGCTACGCAATTTAATGGGGCCTATACGGATAAACAATTGGCATTTGGGCGGCAACTTGCAAAACAGAGGGACGCGGCCGCGATCCGTCAAGCCAAAAGGCGGAGCGGAGTTTAGTCAACACTACCTAGCCAATGCGCTCGACACAGATACTCCGGATTACAAGCCTTCGGAAATGGTAGAATGTATACACGACAACTTTGACCTTTTTTTTAATCTTGGCCTACGAGCGATTGAGGACGTAAATTATACTCCTACTTGGCTGCACGGCGATTGCCGATTATTGTGGCCCGATCAAATCAAGCAAATAAAGGAAAGCAAGAAATTCATAACAGTACGACCTTAGTTCCTTTTGCCTTTTTGACGTCTTGTTGTAAAACAGGGCGTTTTTTTATGTATGTTTTATTTTTGTATAAAAACTATGTTAAAATTTTGGAAATAAAGTTGTAATGTATTTACATTTGCAAAAACAAAAACAGCTAATTATGAAGGAAATTAATGAGTTTCGCAAGCGCTGGCGAATTTATGAAGCGCACGGATTAACGTCGCCTATATGGCGCGAAATTGAAGGTAAGGGAGAAATATACACTCCTTTAACTTTGGTAATTTTTCACAATGGAAATATCAAGGAAGATAACATCCGGTACTACATTGGCAAACTTTATCAGGGTGGATTTTTGGAGCGCTCACCGGATAATAAAGCGTTTTACCGAGCTAACAAAAAGGCGGTGGAGGGAATGCAGCATATCAGCAAGCAATTAGGAAGCAAGCTCCAAGCGCAGACATTTTTGAATGCACTTTGCAACGGAACAGGCCGCAAAATATTTGACTGCCTATTTGCAAGTCCTACCAAGTCGGCGACGTTGGCGAATATTTACGACTATTGCAAGGCAGACACCGACAACAAACAAAGTACAATTCGTCAATTTGTCGGGAAGTTTGTTCAGGTCAACATCGCACACAAAAACAAAAAGGTAATTACCTTGAACGCGGACGCGCTCAATATCATTCAACAAATAAAAGAGTTTATTAATGGAACTAACAAAAAGTAACCTCCAAGCTCTTGAAAGCGCGGGAGTAATTCCACCAGGAACGCCACCGGCCCAAGTCGCCATTTTTGCCGAAGCGAGTAGACAACACGGACTAAGTCCTTTTAAGAAGGAAATTTACCTTACTCGCTATCGTACGCGGGATGGGGATAAGTATGCTATTATCGTGGGTATTGATGGATTCCGGATTAAGGCCGCGCAAACGGGACAGCTCGCAGGATGTGACGATATAAAATACAATTTAAAAAACGATGGAAGCTTTTTGACCGCCGCCGACATAAAGGAAAGCGGAAAGTTACCACTAACAGCGACCGCGACCGTTTATCGAGTTATTGCCGGCGTTCGTTGCCCTTTTACCCACACCGCTGTATTTGCCGAGTTTTACCCAAACGTTGTCACCGGTAAAGACTTCTCAAAAGCCGCTCAAATGCCGCTCCAAATGATTGCCAAGTGTGCGGAGGCGTTCGCGCTTAAAAAAGGATTTAGCGATGAATTAAGCGGACTGAACATCGAAGAGGAAAGGCAGGCGTTTGAAGGGCCACAGGTGCAAACAATTAGCCTGGATCAAATTGACGTCGAAGCAAAGGTAAAGTCGATTACAAGCGTGGCCGAACTTGGCGCACTTTGGAAGGAATTGAATGCTCCGGATTTATATATAGACTTATTCACACAAAGAAAAAAGGAACTAACAAAATGACTAAACAAGAATTAATTGATAAGCTAAGCGAAGGCGATTACAAACTCTCCTTTTCCGCTTTATCAGCCTTCGCAGTAAGCCCGCGTAATTTCATCGCCTACAAGCTCCAAGAGCGCGCACCAACAAAGGCAATGATATTAGGCGAAGCGCTGCACGTAGCTGTTTTGCAGCCTCATTTATTCAAAGTACTTTACATTGCCGGGCCAAGCGTAAACGCGGCAACAAAGGAAGGAAAAAGGGCCTGGTTAGATTTGGCCCAACAGTATATTGACGTTACAGACGAAAAAATGACCGTTGGCGAAATTCAACAAGCAGTCAAAGAGCGGGCCGGCGTTACGATTTTGGATAATTCAGGCATTGAAGAGTTAAAGCGCAAACAAGAAGCAGTCCTTAACAATTTCGTTTGCAAATCTTTTTTGGATCGTTTGCAAGTGGCTGAGGTAGATATACCGGAGGTTATTATTAACGATATTACGTTTCGAGGGCGTGTAGATGGGTTAGGCGACGACTTTATAATTGATTTGAAGAATGTACCGAACGCACAAATAAAACGCGCAGAGAACGAAATTAGAGGGCGTCGCTTGCATTGGCAGGCGTTTATTTATTCTTATGCGTACGATATGACAAAGGCGCCCTATATTTTAGCCGTAGACGACGACGGGGAAACGAGCGTACATAAGTTCTCCAACTACCAATTAGACGAAGCAGAGCGGCAAATAATGAAGCTAACGGACGCTTTTAAACGCCGTTGTCTTGAAGGTTCGTTTGATCCACGCGTTTGGGACAGCTCACAGGATTTTTGGACTCCGGATGGAATTAACCTAATTTTATAAATATGAAAACTCCACTTGAAAAAATAGAATCCATCATCACGGCGTACAATTCAAAGCGGTGGGAACCACACGAAATAGAACGCTTGGTAAACGCTTCCAGGTCTTTGGCGACTGAAATATTTTTTTTCTCGTTCGAGGTAGGCGAACTTCACAAACAAATGACGCGCACCGAGTTCAACCGGAAAGTAATGTTTGCCCGCTCTTGTCAAATTCTAAACGAAGATAAAAGTAAAGCAGGCGAAAAAGCCGTGCAGACTGTAATTGAGCGCGAAGGACTACTAATGAGTCAAAAGGTGTTAGAAGAGGAGAAAATGAGTGAAAGCGAATACCAGGCCGCAAAGCTTTTGTTGGATTCCGCACGCGACGTACTCGACGCAATTAGATCACAAATATCATATTTTAAAACAGAAAAAGCGCTTGAACAAAGCGCGCAAGGTTCGCAACGATGACAACTAAAAACAGATTAACGGAAATTTACTTCACGCTTTTTTTGATTGGCGTAGAAAATAACATCGACGTTTCGCGATGGTACACCACAATCAATGGCCGCTCGGTTATGTCGGGCGACTCTGAATTACAAGCGACGCGCGTAATGTTGTTCCCAGCTATTAACCAGGATGTTATCAATTTAAAACAAGAATATAACAGATTGTATTTATGAAAATCATTATTACAGGGCCGGGCGGAGCCGGTAAAAGCACGCTTAAAAATATATTCATTGCAAAGGGGGCAAAGTTTGGCCGAATGGTTACGACACGTCCTAAGCGGTTTAGTTCTGAAAATGAATACATATTTATCGAATCAGCCGACAAGGATTTAGCCGCTCAAATCAATCAAAAGGATTTAATTACAGAAGAGTACAACGGATGGGTTTATGGCGTTTCGCTTGGAACGCTCGAACGCAACGACCTATTTATTTTGCCGCCTGCCATTATCAACAAGTTGCCAAAATCAATTCGCGATCAGTCGATCGTTATTTACGTGAATATGTCCGAAGCGCTTAGATTTTCACGGCTTTCTAAACGTACTGGTGACAATCCAATGAGGCGAATTGAATCCGACCGGGCCGACTTTGCCAATTTCAAAAACTTTGACTTAATGATCAACTAATGGAACTAACAGAACAACAAAAACAACTCGTTTTAGCCGAAAAAAAAATACTGGAAACAATTTATTTGGCAGAAAAAGTACTTTTTAACTTAGGCGAACAAAAAGGACATTTAACAAGCGAACAGGAACAAGCGTACGTCGCTCTCCTAATTCTTAAACTTCATTTCAATTTAGGCGATGAAAAAAATTAATATACTGATAGCTTTGGCTTTTATAATTTCCTTTGTTTTGCCTTTTATAATTAAATGGTACAAGATAGATTATATGCCTTTTGTATGGGCAGGAGCAAGTATTTGTTTGCTGGGGGCGGTTTTAACGCTTTACCAAACTGCTGCAGAGATATTTTTGCTTAAAGATGATGGGTATATTGGACTTTTAATTGTCGCAATGCTTATGTTTTGTGCTGCCGCTTTTGCTTTTTCGCTAACACTTAAAAGCTTTTTTAATTCAATTTACTAAACGATGAAAAAACTAACTAAATCAGACATTCCGGATGGTTACAAGTACGCCATTGTTACCGATCGAGGAAACGCGTGGGCGACAATCAAGAAGCCAACATTATATCGGGAATACAAATACGGCGTTCTTATTGATGTGTATTGGCAATTTATAGATTCTTCATCACGTTTAATCGGCAAAGGATTTGATACGTCAGATTGGCAAAACTCTTTAATTGAAGCAGACAATGAGAAAACTAAGTAAATCGGACATTCCGGAGGGTTATTCCTATGCCGCCGTTGACGCATACGGAACGGCTTACGCATTTAAGCATAAACCATTTATAGAAGAAGGTAATTGGTGTAATTTGAATGTAAAAGATGAAATTCTTTTGGGTAGCGATTTTGACACTACTGATTGGTCAATTTCACTTATTACAAATATTGAAACAGAATATTTAACAAGTGAGCATATCCCACCTGGCTATAAATACGCCGCGGTAAATCTTGATGGAAAAGCGTACGCCTTTAAAAGTAAGCCATTGCCCTGTTTTGATTTCTCCTGGCAAACGGTCAAAGATGATGAAGAATTTGAGCGAATTAAAGGCAATTTTGATGCAACAGACTGGCAAAATTCCCTTGTAAGTGTCGAAGATTAATCGTATTTTTGCAACGTCGTAGGACGCGGGCGGGAACCCGTTAAAACGAGAAAAACAATATGCCTTCGGGCGCTGTGGAGCGGTATCTCGTACGCTCTTTATTGTATCCTTTTCCCGGAGGATGCAAGCAGCGGCCGAAGGCATTTTTTTTTGAATTTTTATGTATATAGCATTTTACAAAGCAGCTCTTAATATAGGGCTTACTGATGCAGAACTACTGCTTTACATTCGTCTTTCTGATTTAACAAATTTTGGACAAAATTCTGTTGATTTAACTAATAAAAAACTTTTAGAGCTTACTGGATGGAGCTTAGGTAAGCTGCAGCAAACTAAAAGACTCTTAAAGGAAAAAGGGATTTTAAAAACTCAACAGTTACAAGATGATTACACAGGTCAAGTTTTTACTTATTATATCATTTGTAACTACTCACACCTTTTCCATCTTATGGAAAATAAAAATAACGAACAACTCTAATGGCAGAAAGTCACAGCTTTAATGTAGCACTTGCCTGTGAAATAGGCATAAACGCCGCTCTTATGTTGCAACATTTTCATTTTTTGCAACGTGAAAAAGCCGCTAACAATAAGCAAGATATAAACGGTACTTATGTTCGCCGTTCCACTCTTGCACTAACAACTACTTACCCATATTGGAGCGAAAAAGTAATAAAAAAGATAGTATCGGATTTAGAAGAAAAAGGACTTTTGTTCTCCGAAGTGCTGAACCAAAATAGCTATGATCGAACAAAAAGCTATACTTTGTCAGCCGGCGCACTTGCTTTTTTTGAAGGCAAAATAAATTCTGTTTTGGGCCATTGCATTGTACCAAATGGTACAATGGATAGTACCAAACAGTCCGATGACATTGTACCAAACGGGCCGATCTTAAATAATTATACAGATAATTATACAAATAATTATACAGATATTAGTAATAGCGCAAAAGCGCCTTTTTTGGGAAAAGAAGTTTTTTTAAATGTCGATGGAGAAGCGAACGGTTTAGATTTTAGAACTTACAATCAATATCTTAAATATAGAGATCGGGATAAAACAACAGTCGAAGAAAAACCAGCGATAAAAATTACTTTCAATTCAACAGAAGAAAAAACGCCTGCAAATAAAATTCCGGACGCATTAAAAAAACCTTTAACATATACGAAAGAGGATTTTTTAAATGAGCTTGAACAAAAGGGCGTTGCGACTTGGTACGATAGTTTCAAAAACGTTTGGGGGGAATATATCCGCCATCGCAAAGAGTTAAGGAAGCCGTACAAAAGCGCAAAAAGCGCCGCAATAGGTTTTAAGGAATTGTTAGAGTTGTCAAATTACAACGTTGAAGCCGGCACGCGCCTGGTAGAACGATCTATTGCAAACGGTTGGCAGGGCCTGCACCCAGAAAAGCAAAAAGCCAAAAGCGAAGGGAAAAGCAAGATACAAGAGCAACACGAGGACTTAGTAAATTACGTAATGAATAAACGGAATCTATTAAATGGATAACAAGCTACAAATTCAATATAACCTCCACCAGGCAACGCTTGAACGCTGGGAGAAAATTAAAACGGTTAGCCCGTGCAAGTTCTCACAGGCCACCGCGCTCCGTTGCGTTGATATGGTCGCTATTTGGCCGCAACTAAAGCCGGCCACGTTTGACGATGCGATAAAGGCCGACACGCCAACACTTGGCGCGCTTGGTTTTTACCTGGGAGGCGAACAGGCAGTACAATTAATTGCCGAAATGATAACCGCCGCCGCAATTCTTTTAAACGTAGGTAAAAATCTACAAAAACACCAACTTGAACCAATTGCCGAAGTGCTTTACACCGAGTTCAAACTTTTGACCGTTGCCGACTTTCGATGCGCGCTCCGGATGGGGGCGACTGGCAAGTTTGGCCAAGTGTTTGATCGGTTGGACGTCGAAGTACTATCGAGTTGGTGCGCTCAATATTGGAGCCAAAAGGCAGACTATTGCGAAGGATTGAACGCTCGAAAGCATAAAGAGAATAAACAACCGCCTTCCAACGCGGTCGCAATGCCGGACTTTTTTAAAGAGTGGATGCAAGAGCGCGAAGGATGGAAGCAGCGCGAAAAAGCAAAGTTTGAGCCTGATAATGCGTTGTTAAAGCAATGGGAAAAGGAATGGGAAGCGATTGACGATGAGTTAAGGCCGGAATTTGCGCTATATGTCAAACTTAAAACTCAGATGCTTTTTAAAGATCAATTTAAGTAGATACTTTTTATTTCCACTTATTGTATATGCATTTGCAATTCAATTTAAAACTTAACTATTATGTTACCGGATCAAGATTACTTAGAACTATTACAACGAAAGCTCAAAAAGCACGCCGCCACAGGCGTAGAGGTTGCGCAAAACAACCTAAACGCGCACTTATTCCCATTCCAACGTTACATTGTACAACGCGCGCTCAAAGCGGGCAAATACGCCATCTTTGCGGATTGTGGGCTTGGCAAAACGCTTATGCAATTAGAGTGGGCGAACCAGGTAGTAAAATTTACCCAAAAGCCGGTTTTGATACTGGCGCCATTGGCAGTTAGTCCGCAAACGATTGCACAGGGCGAACGCTTCGGGATTGAGTGCCAAAAGTACTCCGGACAGACATTGCCGGGCGTGTATATTATCAACTATGAGCAGTTAAAGAACATTGAGTGTTCAATTTTTGGTGGCGTCGTACTCGATGAAAGCTCCATCCTGAAAAACTTTACTGGCGTTTATAAACAGTTAATTATCGAAGCGTTTACCGGTACACGATTTAAGCTCGCTTGTACAGCTACTCCCGCGCCTAACGACCTAAACGAGATTGGCAACCATTCCGAGTTCCTTGACGTAATGGATGCAAACGACATGCGAATGAGGTGGTTTGTTCGTGACGAGGGTATGAATAATTACCGGCTCAAAGGTCACGCCGAATCGGATTTTTACGGATGGATCGCGAGTTGGAGTAGCGTACTTAGAAGCCCAGCGGATTTGGGATTTGAGTCGATCGGATATGACCTCCCTTCGCTAAACTTTTTTGAAAAGGAGATTGAAGTCGAAAAACGCGAAAACGGAATGTTATTCAATAGCGCATCGGTAAACGCGACCGACTTTAATAAAGAGCTAAGATTGACGATACTTCCAAGAATTGAAGCAGTCGCCGAGATTGTAAACAAGTCCAAAGAGTCGTTTATTATTTGGGTAAACCAAGACGCTGAGGAAGATCAAGTACTTAAGCTTATTCCGGAGGCGGTTGGCGTTCGTGGCTCTGAACCACAGGACAAAAAGGAGGCGAAGTTGATAGGATTTGCCAATGGCGATTTTCGGATTTTGGTTACCAAGAAAAAAATCGCGCAATTTGGCCTTAATTATCAGCATTGCAATAACCAAGTTTTTGCAAGTCTTGACTTTTCATTTGAAGGTCTATACCAAGCCATTAGGCGTTCGTATCGATTTGGCCAAAAGAATGAAGTAAACATTTACCTTATAACTACAAATACAATGGCAAACGTGGTGCAATCCATTGCCAACAAACAAGCTCAATTCGATAAAATGATGAATGAGATTACTAACCAGGTCAATGCAAAAACATTCGATCTTAAATTAGACTATAACCGCCGGGAAGTTAAAACGGAACACTTCCATATAATTAACGGCGACTCCTGCGAACTCATCAAGGAAATACCGGATAATTCAATAGACCTAAGCGTGTTTAGTCCTCCATTTAGTACGCTGTTTACATATTCGGATAATATCAGAGATATGGGAAATTGTGAATCCGATGAACAGTTTTTTGAACAACAACGATTCCTACTCAAAGAGCTTTACCGGATCATTAAGCCCGGACGACTTGTTTGTGTGCACTCCAAAGATTTAGCGCGTTATAAAAACTCGTCCGGTTTTTCAGGTATGTGGGACTTTACTGGCGCCTATCATCGGGCAATGGAAGAGGCCGGATTCAAATACCATTCCAAGATTACTATTTGGATCGATCCGGTTTTAGAGATGCAGCGAACCAAAACACAACGCCTATTGTACAAGCAAGTAACGACCGATTCGAGCTACTCCGGAATAGGTATGCCCGAGTACATAACCATTTTCCGCAAGTGGGAAGGCGATGAGGCAGAATGGACGCCAATCACCAACAAGACAAAACAAAACTTTGATCTTAATACCTGGCAAAAGTGGGCTTCGCCGGTTTGGATGGATATTGATCGTACCAACGTACTAAACAACTACAAAGGAGCAAAAGAAGAAAAAGACGAAAAGCATATCGCGCCGCTTCAATTGGACATTATAGAACGCTGTATTGCAATGTGGTCAAATCCGGGAGAAACTATCTTTACTCCGTTTTTGGGCATCGGATCCGAAGTGTTCCAAGCGGTTAAGATGAACCGTAAAGGCATCGGATTTGAATTAAAAGAGTCCTACTTTGATTTGGCGGCCCGGAATTGCGCGGCGGCGGTTGAGTCTAAAAAACAGCTATCTTTGTTTTAAGATGAGGAAGGAAATTAAAGCCGACATTCAATCCGTTATTGATAATTTTAGCGTCATCAATGAATGGTGTAAAGAATCAGCCGACATACTCAAACGAACATGCGAGTTGTATAAATACGACAAACAGAAGATCCAAAGCATATTGCCAACGCTTTATATTTACAGGGGTTATTGCAGCGTCAAAAACGAAGTAGCAACGATGCGGCAAATAGATGATTTGATAAAAAATTACTTTGAATGATTAAGCCCGAAACAGCCAACCAAATACAGGCAAATATTATCCGAGTAGTAAACTTTCAGCCCGGATGCGTTGCGGTACGCATTAATACCGTAGGCATTTGGGATGCTGCAAAAGGTGTGCATCGAAAGTCGAACGGCGGTAAAGGAACTGAGGACGTTATTTGCTGTATTCGTGGTAGGTATGTCGGAATCGAAGTGAAAGCCGGCAAAGATCGGCAAAGCGATGACCAAAAGCGACGTCAATTTGAGGTTGAGCGGGCAGGAGGTATTTACTTTATTGCCCGTTCAACCGATCATTTTTTAGAGTTTTTCACGAGGATTTTAGAACTTTATAAATAATTCAACAATGAAAAAACTAACAGTAAATGACATCCCGGAGGGTTATAAGTTTGCCGCAGTAGATTCTAATGGAATAGCTTATGCCTATGATTCTGCTCCAGTTTGTGATTTTGAAGATATTGTCTGGGATATAATTAATAAAGATACTCTTATGATAATGATAGGGTCTGGATTTGATGCAAGTGATTGGGAAAACAGCCTAATAGAGAAACAAACATTAAAGAGGCTAACAATGAGCGACATTCCAAAAGGCTACTCTTATGCCGCTATCGATAGTGATGGCGTTGCTTATGCGTATAAAAAAAAGCCAATTTTTGGAGGTGGTTTTTATTGGTTTCGCAATACTGAAGATGTAGATCCACCAAAAGAAATAGGAGGCGGATTTGATACAAGCAATTGGAAGAATAGCTTAATAGGCGGCGATCCGCACGTAATTGAAATCTTAAACAATAAAAAGAAAAGAAAGATGGAAGGCCCAACATTAGAAAGCTGCAAATTCGAGTTTACTCAAGATGCCAACTGTTTATCCGATTGCGGCAACATTGAAAAAATCAAAATCAGTCACCAATCTTATTTTGGCTTGGACAAAACGAAAGACGGCTTTTTCGTTCTAAAAACAAAAGGCTGGTCTATCAATAGCGAGGATGATATTAAAAAGCTATTAGATAGAATTAGACTTGCTATGAAAAAAGAGTAGATAAATTTGAAAATGTATTTACTTTGTATTTACATTTGCAGTACATTCAATCTATTATATTATGACACACAAAGAGTATCAAATTCAACAAGGCGTTACCCAGCGCGCAGCCGCCTATCGGCTTAAATTCGTTGGGCTTGAATTTTCGCAGCATCAAGAGTTAACCGACCAACAACTTGAACAACTAAACGAGCGATTTAGTAAAGGCCGCAAAGTTATGCAACGAAGCAGCCCGCGCCCCACGTTACGCACTCCGGCCAAAAACCATTTTGTTGACGTCAACGAAATGGTCCATTTGGCAGACCTTGCCCAAAAAACATTGGAATCTAATAAGCAGGAATTAGAAACAAAGCGCAAACGCCTTCCAGCGCGTCAGCTATTACTTGACACAATCAACGCCGTTGAGCTTGTTTTTTTCGCTTATGGAATGGTTAAACTATTTGGGGCCGCCGGCATCATTCCTGCTCTTATTCCGATCGCATTTTATTTGTTCACAATTCTTGATTTAAAGCAAGGCGGTCAAAGTTACAGATCCGACGTAGGCTTATTCGTTTGCGCGTTGTTGGCTCTCGGCTTTATGTGGGTACACGCCCAAACATTCAACGCCTGGTTACCAGGTCAATTTTACACCAATCTATCATTTGCGGGCGCTGTGAGCGTTATTAGCTGGTTAGCGCTCGTTCAATCAATCAAACAAGATGAAGTCTAAAATCATTCAACTATTATACGTTGTTCGGCATCAAATTGAATCGACGCCGCACGGCTTACTTTTGCGCCTTATTGCGCTCGTTGCCCTACTTATTGTGGTATTGGTATGGCTGCCAAATTCAAGCGTTGAAATTAACATCCGCTTAAACGATGCAGGCCACCGTAACCAAATTGAGCAGCGTAACGAACCGGAACCGACGCAACCGGTAATGGCGGGGCCGCCAATTGATGCAAGTGTATCATTTTCCATCAATGACAAGCCGAGCGAAGCAAAAGCAAGCAAACGAGAAGCGAAGCTGGGAGAACTAAAAAAAAAGAGTAAAAAAGCCAAATATCCGGACTGGATGTACCTTCCTGACGCAAAGCAGACCAAAGAGCAGCGATTTGCGGCAAAGTACCTAAGGTTGGCACAAGTCGAGCGCGAAAAGTACGGTATTCCGGTAAGTATTAAATTAGCTCAGGCGATTTTGGAAAGCAATTCAGGACAAAGTACGTTAGCGTCAAAGGCTAACAACTTTTTTGGGATAAAGGGGAAGCACAACGGAAAGTACATACTCCGACACGATGAAGTCGGATGGGGTTTGCAAAAGTTTAGAAAGTACCCGTCGTTGTGGCACTCCTGGCGCGATCATTCCGAATTTTTGCAGCAACCGAGATACGCTCGATTGAAGAAAGCGAAAAGCTACAAGCAGTACGCGTATGGGTTGAAGGATTGCGGATATGCAACCGCGAAACATTACCCAAAAGCGTTAATTCGTATTATTGAACAAAACAAACTATATTTACTTGACTAATGAAGCAAATCAAACAGATTTACGACTTTCAACAAAGGTACCAACGCGAAGTTGGCGTTTACGGGCAAAAGCCAAGCATGCAAGTATTCGATTTAAGAGTGCAATTAATTAGTGAGGAGCTTTTTGAGCTTGTAAAAGCTTGGAGGGAGGAGTCGGTAGTTAATTGCTACAAAGAGTTGATCGACTTAATGTATGTCGTATTTGGCGCCGCGTGTGACTTCGGACTTCATCCGGATTTGGTAGAGCAGATATTTGACGAAGTACACAAATCGAACATGAGCAAAGGCACGAATGGGGAACCGGTTTTTAACGAAGCCGGGAAAGTATTAAAAGGCTACGATTATACGCCGGCGGATTTATCATTTTTAAAAGTTTAAACAATGCAAAATACAAGCCATCAAGCGCGCGAATTAAACGCGCCAAAAGCGCCTTCACAAAAGGAGCGCATATTCTTACATTTATTGAGCGCCGGCCCGCTCACGGCAAAGGAATTAAGCGGAACGACTCAACTACAAATAACGACTGTTTATGCGCGCCTAAACGATTTAAAGCGCGGATTCTATTATAAGGGAGCAAGCTATGAGGCGTACGAACAGGAGATAATTAACGGTGAAATTAGATGGGGTATTCGGTTCCAGGTTAGGCAGTTTTCCGAAATAGAGCGCATTGAACAAAAAATAAAATACCTAACTGAAAAGCTCGACGAATTAAAGCGCACGATGTAACTTTGTGCAATGGCAAAGCAAAAGGAAGTTGAAGAGATGCGACCGATTAAAGGTCGATTCACTAAAACGGAATTTATCCGAATTGCAAGGCCAACGTATAAAGAGCAAACCGAATTAGTTTTTGAGCAGTTTTTGAATAGCGGAAAGATTGAACCTATTGGAGTAGCAGGTATTGAAGGTAAAGTTTCTATCTTTTCATGGCGAACAGGGCCGGGCGAATGAGTCCGGCCCTATGAGTTTGGTAATTGTTGAATGTCATATATAATAGATTGGTGAAAGTAGCCGCCGTAATGGTCGCTACTTTTTTTTATTTTAAAGCGTTGGTTTTCAATACTTAATTAAATAATGTATAAAAAAGTTTAAAAAAAATTGTGCAAACACTTGCACAGAATTGGAAAGCGCCTTATCTTCGTGTTATAATTAAGACATTCAATAACACTTAAAAATTTACTTTACCATGAATTACGAGAACACAACATTTGAAGTACGCCAACTTCCCTCAGGCATTTGCAAGGTTACCGCAACACTTGAAAACGGTGTAACTATTGCAGACTACTGCAAAGAGAATGAAGTTTTCAAAACGCAGATTAAAATAGTTAGCCGCCACATGATGTATAGCCTACATAATGTCACAAGAAAAATCAACGCTAGTTATGAGAAAATTATAGCTTGCGAAAGCATTAAAGTAGGTGACATTCTTTCCGGTTCTTTTGGTTACGACTGCACAATACCGGTTTTTTACAAAGTAATTGATAAGAAAAAATCTAAAGTAACACTTCAGGAGCTTCGCACAAACTATGTTGACGATTCACATGTGATGCCTTCTGAAAAGGCATACGGTGAGCCATTTACAAAGATTATCAACGGCCTTTATATTCACATACGTTCGGCATCAGTAACTAAATGGGATGGCCAGCCACGATACAAAAGCGAATACTAAACATAAACCGGGCCGGCTAACCACCGGCCCAAAAATAACTAATTATGACAACTCAACAACTTTGGAGCAAACTACAATTTAAAGCGGAATTTAGCGGCGTTGCTATTTGCCATTGGAATATTGACGGCAAATCAATTATCATCAGGAGTACAGATAAGGCAGCCATTGCCGCCGTTGATCGCTTGGAGCGCTGTTTGTTAGATCCAAAAGACTCCTACAATGGATTGACAGTTCGTAAAGCTCTAAATATTTTATATAAGCTATGCAAGTCCTATATAAATCCGAAATAACCTACACCGGCAACGGCGCCGGCTTGCTTTATCTGACTAACAAAGAAACGGGAAAACGGATCAACTACGACTCGCACATGCCCGCGCATCTTGCATCGGTAAAGTATCAGGAGTTGTTAAAGGTAGATGTTGTCATTGTTAAAGATGTCACTTTACTTGACATTCCTATATTTTACTTAGCTACAAAAAAAATTGTGTAAATACTTGTACAAGAACTTTCAACTACTTACTTTTGTCAAATAATTGTTACCGATATGAAATGTTTATTATTCGCATTACTCACAATTGGCGCTAAATTAAGCGCACAAGGCCCGGCAATCATTCCCGCCGCGCCATTCCACCCACAAGAAGCAGTTAAGAACATACCGACACCAAAGCCCGTGCGAATGAGCGCGGGCGCTCCAAAGATCATTAGTGACAGCATCACTCTTCCACCGGTAAAACCGACATTAGTGGTAAGGCAACCGTCAAAGCGGTCGTAAGATTGCGGAAACAACGGGAGTCAAATGAGGCTCCCAAATATCAGGGCAATGGTTAGCGGTTTACACTCACAACTGAGAAGTATTTTTCGCCCGCTGCTGGTTCGATTCCGGCGCCTTGACGTGTGAAAGAATGTTTTTTTGTAGGGGCGTGGCGAACGAGTCGCGCTCCTTTCCCTTAAAAGATTATGGATACTCTTAGATATATACTTGGCTTTTTATTTTTACTTACTCATTGCGTGATGTTAATTTGCTTAATGCTGGGCTTTATAGGAGTAATGATATTTCTTGTTAATGCGGCCATAAAAGGAGAAATGTAATGATAAAAGAAATAGTCACAGAAACGGCAATTGTTGATTTAGACAATTATGCGGAAGAGCTTGAAGTTCTTGAAGGCGTGTTGGATCAAAAGCTTAGGTTGATTTATTATAAAGTTTATCGATTGCAGACGTATGAAATAGACTTAATAAAAAAAACAGCCAATTGCGTTTGGTTAATAATGCCTAATAAAAAAACGCCGCCCGAATTACCTAAAACAACAAAACCTATCAATCAAATAGGCCGATGACTAAATTTAAAGGCGCAAAACTGAAAGGGTTTAAAGATCCTAAAAAGTTTTTAGAGCTTATTAATCATCCGCTTATAAATGTAATAGACGCAAGTATAAAAGCAATAGAGCCGACTAATTGGAACCGTCACGGTTTTGTGGCTTATGTTTTGTACAAAGATGTAAGGTTTTTGTTGCCAACAAATATTACAGGCAGATTAAAGGCGTCAGGAAACTATCAATACACAAAAACAAAGATTAAGCGTTGAATAAAGAAGTTTTCATATTTTTTGGTTAGTTAGTTAAAGTTGCCCGGTGCGTTTAGGCGTGCCGGGTTTTTGCATTATGAGTGAACGAAAAGAACCTATATTTGTAATAAAGAATGGCATTGAAGTACTCAACGCAAAATCCGGACTATGTATGCTCACTGGCTTTATGTTTATGTCGAACGAATGGAGTAAAAGAGAGTATGCAGAAGCAAGAAGGAAACGCGGCGTTGATTTTAATGAACGAAGGCGAAAAGGATATAAGGAACAAATGCAAAGTAAGGATGCAAAGTAAGGACGATATTACGGTAACACAGGGTAACGCGCTCGCAACGCTGCAAAGTATTGCGGGCATTATTAAGCACGATATAACATGACACGTATAATAAAGCATCAGCCGCGACCGTGGCAGCCCGAAAGGAAGGCCCAAGAGAGGCGCCGCAATAATAACAACGAGTTTTACAACTCCCAAGCGTGGAGGAAGTATCGCCGCGCGTTTATAGATAACAATCCTTTGTGCGTTGCATGCGATGGGAATGGATTGTTTGTTGTTGGTACGGTAGTGGATCACATTGTACCTATCAACGAGGGCGGCTCTAAATGGGATATATCTAACCTGCAAACGTTGTGCGATAGTTGTCACGCTATTAAGTCAGGAAGGGAGGCCCACACCGGGCGCAAACGTCAAGGGGATGGGGGGGTCTAATCTCTACGCGATCCTGGGCAACACCGCCGCTGCCACTTTTCGTAGGGTCGGGCAGTGTTTTGGGCCTATGGTATTAAGATTAAATCTAAACAAGCCGTAAAAACATGAGAAAGTTACCGGACAAAGTCAAAGAACAGCGCGGAACGCTTAAAAAAAGCCGCGTCAATCCGGGCCAACCAATCGCCCGACAAATAACAACAATTCCAACTCCGCCTCCATCATTGCCGGAATCCGCGCATCGTATTTGGTACGACCAATGTACTAATCTTTGCGAGATGGGAATTTTAACGGCCGCCGATCTTGCATTGGTAGAATCCTTTTGCGTCGAGAAAATGAAGTACGACCGAGCGACTGAGTTTCTCGAAACAAGCGGACTTAAAAAGCCGGGAGATATGCTTGATAGTACCAATAAGGGAAATACTAAGATGGTATCATTGTACATTAAGATTCAGGATCAAGCGTTGGCAAACATGATTAAAATAAGTAGCCGGTTTGGATTTGATCCTGTCAGCCGTACAAGTATTGGAGCGTCGGAGGTCAAGAACGATCCGTTAAGTGATTTAATATGAAAGCAGAGGAGGCGCGCAAATTAGTAGATGACTTTATTTCCGAAGGGCTCAATCCGGAATCGGTATTTAGTTCGTGGGCGCGCAAATTAGTAGCTCAACACGTTGCAGACTTGGAAGCGGCAAAGTCAAAAGATTATCTTTACTACTTTGACGAGGCCGCCGCAATGCACATTTTACAGTTCTTTGAACATATACAATTTTCAGAGGGCAATTTTCGCGGCAAACCTTTTGATCTTCACGGATGGCAGGCTTTTACTTTGTGGTGCGTTTATGGATGGAAGGTAAAGAGTAATGACTGGCGGCGATATTTTAAAGTATATATCAAAATCGCCCGAAAAAACGGGAAGACAGAGTTTTTGAGTGGAATTGGCATCTACGGGCATCGCTTCGACAAATACGAACGCGACGCGCAGGTATATTGGTTTGCGACCGCCAAAAAACAAGCGACAATCGGATTTAGGAAGCAGCAAGCAATGACGCGACTTTTGTGCGCGAAATCGCCAACGTATTCGAGTAAAGTTCGCGTCTATACTCATTCAATCTCCGATCGGGACGCCAATGGATTTACGTCGTATTTGGGCCGCGACTCAAAATCTGAAGATGGAACAAATCCTTTTTACGGTATTTGTGACGAGTACCACGCTCACCCAAATAACGATATGATGGACGTAATTGAATCCGGAATGGGCGCGCGTAAAAGCCCTTTGATTTGGGTAATTACGACAGCGGGTAAAAATCCGGATGGAGTTTGCGCGACATTTGAAAAAACCTGTAAACAAATACTTGATGGCGTAATACCTAATCCAGGTATTTTCCCTTTGATATTCGACATTGACCAAGATGACGACTGGCAGGACGAGCGGATATGGAAAAAGGCAAATCCTTCGCTTGGTGTATCCATCTCTTACGACTATCTACGCCGGGAGCTATCAAAGGCGCTCACAGAAGGAACCACCGCAAAAAACAACTTCCTTACCAAAAATCTAAATGTTTGGGTAACGTCGTTAGATAATTGGATTGATGATGCCGACTGGATGCAAGGCGCTGAGATTGTTACAGAGTCGGAGCTGATTGGCCGCTCTTGTGTTGGCGGGCTTGATTTGGCATCTAATTCAGATACTTGTTCCCTCATTTGGTTATTCCCTCCCGAAAACGAAGGCGAAAAAATAAAGATATTATTTCGATGTTGGGTCCCTGAGGATGAAGCGATAAAGGTCACAAAGCTTCGCGGCTTCCCTTACCTTAAATGGATCGAAGATGGCGAACTAACCGCAACTCCTGGCAACGTCACCGACTACGACTATATTTTAAAGCAAATTGACGAAGACGCTCAAAAGTTTAAAATTCACTCTATTGGGTACGACCGCTATGGCGCCGGACAAGTTTCTAAACGCCTAACTGATTCGGGAATAATGGTTTCTCCGTTTGGTCAGGGCTTTCTATCGATGTCGGCTCCTACAAAGGAATTGGAACGATTAATTAAAAGCGGACAAATCCAACACGGAGGGAACCAAGTACTACGCTGGATGGCATCTAACGCAGTAGTTCAACAAGATCCACACGAAAACATTAAGGTTGTCAAAGGTGAAGCGTATGGAAAAGTAGATGGAATTGTTGCGCTTGTTATGGCCTTAGGGCAATGGGTGACTTTTAATGACGAAATAAACACGAATTACAACGTATTCACGATATTATGATAAACGCAAACAAAGTTGAACTTTTAGGCTATTACGGATCGGACGAAACAATCGCGTTAAGCGCTTGGACTTCAACGAGCCGTGAATTATCGCACGAAAAGCGCGAACGAATACCAGCGCTAATTAATCAACTTTGGAGCGCCGATCCAGTTCCACACGGAACGCCATTTGAAAAAGGAATGGTGCACTTTTTAGTTACAGCCGACATTGCAACGCATATTCATTTTTTAAAGCATCGAATTAGCAGCATAAACGCAGAAAGCGCGCGTTACAAAGAATTGAAGGAAGACAAAGTTTTTGTGCCGGTAGATTTTAAGCACGCTCAATTAAATTATGATGAAATAACAGATCCGGAGGTTAATGCTTTTTTTGTTACGCAATTACACGAACCGTATAACTGGGGCAGCGCTTTATCATTATTCAGCAACTTATCAAACGCCCTATATCACGAAGCTGTTAAGCAGCTAACGCCGCAACTTGGCAGGAAGCGCGCCAAAGAGTCGGCAAGGTATTTTAAATTGTATAACTCGCAGATAACCTTTGACGTAATGTTTAATCTTCGATCCTTCCATAATTTCTACACTCAAAGAGCCGACAAGCACGCCCAGGTAGAAGTCCGTGAAATTGCCCTACAAATGATGGAATTGATTAAAAGCATTGAGGGCCAACCGTTTAAACACACCTTAAAAGCGTGGGGCGTTTAGTCGAAGCCCGTGAATTTAAAAAACAATACGATGACGCCTGTATAAACGAACCATACAAGGCGCGGTATTTGATTTATAATGAATTAGAACAGGCATTTTTTGCGAAAAAAGGGCGTAAAAAGTATAAGAATTACGGAGTTTTCCGAAAATGCCTATCTATTATGCGAAAAAACGAACAGAAAAAGGTTAAACGCCTATAATGTTACCCAAAAAAAGCGGTAAAACGTGCAATATCCTACCATATTTGCACAAATGGCACTATTTGACCAATTCAAGGCCTTAATCGGCTCAAAACCGGAACAGCGCTCGACGTTGTCGAATCCTTCAAGCTGGTTTATCGAATGGCTTAATGGCGGGCCTTCCGTTGCCGGTCAAAAAGTCAATCCGGAAACAGCACTAAAAGTATCTACCGTTTACGCGTGTGTTAGCCTACTTTCTCGCACAATTGCGAGCCTTCAATTAGGATTTTATAGAAAGTTAGAGGACGGCTCCGAAGAGATTACAGGCACTCCCGAGCAGTACGCCGTATGTATTGAGCCAAACGACCGGATGACATCCTACACTTGGCGGAGTACATTTATGCTCCATTTAATGATGAGGGGCAACGCGTATGCCAAATTGAAGTTTGACCGTACAGGCCGCGTTTCCGGATTCCAAATACTCCATCCGGATTTTGTCGAACCGTACCTTTACAAAGGAAAAATATTTTACAAGAACACAAACGAGGGAGTAAGCGAAACACTCGACTCCGGAGAGGTTCTCCACATTCGGAACTTCTCCGATGACGGCATCGAGGGTAAAAGCCCGCTAACCTATGCGCGTGAATCCGTTGGAATGGCATTGGCCGCAAATGATTACGCCGCGGCGATGTATGAAAATGGCGGGGGGCTTCGTGGGATTGTAGAAACTCCTATACCGCTCGATCAAAAGCAGGCCGATTTTATGCGCGAAAATTTCCTTCGTGTAATGCGCAATTATAAAGAAACAGGATCAATCGGTGTATTAGATCGCGGTGCTAAATTTCAACAAATCGCGCTCAGTCCTAAGGATGCACAATTCATCGAATCGTCAAATATGACTGTTCGCGAAATTGCCCGTTTTTTTGGAGTTCCGCTCCACTTAATTGGCGACCTTGAACGCGCTACTTTTGGAAATATCGAACACCAATCAATCGAGTTCGTAACGCATACAATTCGTCCAATCGTCAAGAACTTTGAGGATGAATTGAACCGGCGCGTTATACGCAAATCGGATCGAGCTAACTATTTTTTCCGCTTTAACCTTGATTCCTTGTTACGCGGCGACACCCAAGCGCGCGCGCAATACTACTCACAAATGTTAAATGCGGGCGTTATGAGTTTGGACGAAGTTCGCCGCCTTGAAAATATGAATCCAATCGCCGACGGGCTTGGCAAAAAGCATTATATCCAGGTCAATATGACTACTCTTGAAAATTTACAAGCTCCTAACAATGACCCACAACAGTAGAACAATATCGGACGCAGAAGTACGCCTTGCAAATATTGGAGCGCTCGAACAACGCGCAGAGAATGACAATTCAATGAGAATTGGCGGCACTGCCGCAATATTTGATACTTATACTTCGATGGGTTGGTACTTAGAAAAGGTGAACCGTTCCTTTTTTGATGGAATGGACACGTCCAAAACCGCCGCCCTAAAAAACCACGATTCAAATTTAGTACTTGGCAGAACCGCAAATAACACACTCCGATTAAAAGTCGATGACAAAGGACTGCAATACGAAGTTGACCTACCGGACACGCAAATAGGCCGCGACACTTATGAGGAGGTTAAACGCGGCGATATATTCCAAAGCTCATTCCAATTTACCGTAAAGGACGAAAATTGGAGCGAATTGGATCCGGATGAACTACGCGGCAAAATTCCGGACGAATGGATTGACCGCGCAATTTACGGCGGTAAAGTACAAGTTAGGGAACTACTAAAAGGCGGCACGCTTTACGACGTTGCGCCTGTTACGTTCCCAGCCTACCAAGATACAACAGTGGCCAAGCGTTCATTTGAGGGCGCAAAAAAAGTAGAAGCTCCAAAAAACCAAAACATAAACATCCGGTTGGCAATTGCAAAAGCAAACGCGGCCGCTTTTTTAAATTCAATCAAATTTTAAAATGAACTTAGAGCAAATCCAAGAACTTAAAAAGCGGCACGACAACGCAGTTAGTGCCATGAAGGAAGCTGCCTCCGCGCTCAACGTGGAAGGGCTTACCGATGTCCGCAAATCCGAATTAGAGGCAACTTTTGCCCGCGCTGAGAAGGAGCAGGAAGAAGCCTACCAATCCTTTCAACGCAGCCAAAAAGCTTTTGAAGCTGAAAAACGATCAGCAGAGCTTTTTTATGAGAACGAGGAGAGAGGAGGTCGCGCAAATGATAAGCGCAATCCTGAGGAAGTAAACGCCGACTTTAACGCCGTTTTCCGCAAATACATGATTCAAGGCGAAGCGCGTATGACAGACGCCGAGCGTTCTATTTTGGAAAAACGTGGAACTAATACGCTAATCGCTGGCACTAACTCTTTGGGCGGTTTTACCGTTCCTGTAAGCCTTGCAAATCAGATCATTGAGTCAATGAAGGCGTATGGCGGTGTTTTGGAAGTTGCAAATTTGCTTTTGACGGATTCCGGAAATACCCTAAATTTCCCTACTAACAATGACACGAGCGCCAAAGCGGTACTCGTTGCCGAAGGTAGCGCCGCGACTGTTCAAGACACAACCTTCGCGCAGGTTGCCGTTGGTGCGTACACTTACCGCGATCTTATTAAGCTTTCAAAGGAGCTTATCCAAGATAGCGCATTTGACATTGAAGCGTATGTGGCTAATTTGATGGGTACGCGTTTTGGCCGTGCTGCAAACGAAAGTTGTACAACCGGTACAGGGTCTTCCCAGCCTCAGGGAGTTGTAACAGGTTCAACACTTGGTAAAACCGCCGCGTCCGCTACTGCAATTACCTTTGCCGAGATTCTCGACTTGGTGCACAGCGTAGATCCTGAATACCGTCGGAACGGTCGCTTTATGATGCACGACAATGTACTTGCGTATATCAAAAAGCTATCAATCGGAGCATCTGACGCGCGTCCATTATGGCAGCCTTCCTTTATCGTGGGCGAACCTGCAACAATTGACGGATTCCAATACGTCATCAACCAAGACATGGACAGCACAATCAACACTGCTTCCAAGTTGATCTTGTTCGGCGATTTCAGCAAGTACTTGGTTCGTCAATCTCGCGCGTTGGAAATATTGCGGAATGAGTACTTATACATGGGTACTGGCGAAATTGGATTGTTTGGCTTCGCTCGTTGGGACGCGAAACTACTTGACACCGCAGCAGTTAAGCACCTAATCACCGCTTAATTATGACTATTCGTGTTTTAGATAGTCTTGTTGGCCACGATGAGGATGGCGACTTTGGATACGGCAAAGGTATCCATAAAGACGTACCGGAGTCACGCGCCAAGCGGTTAATCAAAGATGGCTTGGCAGTTATTGCAGAAGTCCTAATTGAAGCGGCCACAGACGCAATCGTAAAAAAAGCAACAAAGCGATAAAATGAAATACTTGCCGTCCGCAATAGAGCTAACCTACTCTTCCTCCTTGCCGGTCACAGTCGATGAGGCTAAAACGCATTTACGCGTTACCGGGAGCGCAGAGGATACTATCATAGAGGCCTATTTGCGGGCGGCAATTCGCTTTGTCGAACAGTACTGCCAAATGTCGCTTTTGGGCGCTACGGTAGTGGAAACTTACCGGAGTTTTCCGGATGATGACCAACCATTTAATTTGACCTACGCGCCATTTAGCTCGCTCACGTCGATAAGTTATTCAGTTAGTACAAATCCGGCGACGTTCACCAATTTGGCATCGAGCGAATATGTTATTGAGAAGCACACACAAAGTCAAAGGGGAGTAGTCGTTCCGGTTGATGGATGGAACGCAACCGCAGAGCCATTCCAGGTTAAAGTCACGTACTCGACCGGATATGCGAACGCGGCGGCGGTTCCTGCTAACTTGAAAATAGCTGTTTTTTTGATTTTAGCTGACATTTACGAAAATCGCACCGATTCACCGTCGGACGCTGTTATACGCGTATCCGAGCGCTTTATGTCACCCTATACTCGATTTGTGATATGATGCGCAACAAAAAAGAAACCATTGGTAAATTAGACCGCCAAATAACAATACAACGGCGCGCCCTTGTTGAAAATGCAACTGGCGAACGCGTAGAAACGTGGTCTAATTTATTGACTGTTTGGGCGTCTGTTATATATCCAAAAAGCGGAGTTCGTGAAGATGTCACAGAAGGCGCAGTCTATGCAACTAATCGGGCAAACTTTGAGATTCGTAAAACAGACGTAACGGTAATTGATCGGATTGTTTACAATGGAGATAATTGGGACATAATACGTATATCCGAGCAAGGAAGAAACGATCGTTTAATACTTGAAACGCAGGTAACAGAATGAACGAACAATTAGCAAAGGAAGTCGAGGAGCTGTTAAAAGAATTTAGGCAGATAGCGCGCAACGCCAAGCGCGGCACAAGCGCTATTTTAACCAAATCGGCTAAACCCGTAGTAGCAGCCCTTTACCGGGCAGCACCACACGGCCGCGAAGTCCATAAACGGTACAGTACTGCAAAACTCGTTAAGAGTATGCGAGCGCCAAAGGGCCGCGGCAATGTAGTAGCGACCTATTATCCTGGCAACCTCGCTGCATCGTTTGACGTGCTACGGTTTAGGCAAAGTAAATACGCGGTTTTTGTAGGTGCGAAATTAGCAAAGGGAACCGCTCAGGGCGTTTTTGGGCCATTTGGCAAAACGGATGGATACTATGCTCACATGATCGAGAAAGGCACGCGCCACACGCCACCAAGACCGTTTATTTTGCCGACTTGGATAATGATGAAGGAGCGCACACAAAAAACGATTGTAGAGGGCTTAAAAGCCAAAATCAAACGCCTAAAAAAAGTATAATGAACGTTCAAGGCCCAATCCGAAAAATAATAGCAGATAACACCGACGCGTTTGCCATCTTTGGTACGCGCGTTTATCCGGTCGTGGCTCCTCAAAACGCGGCCCTTCCATTCGCTGTTGTTACGGTAGTAGGCTCCAATCCAGCGCACAATAAAAGCGCAGCAAGTTGGGTAGATAACGTTTTAACAGAGGTTGCAATTTGGGGGACGACATTTGACGAAGCGCGCCAAGCAGAGGAAGCGTTTAGACAGGCAATAGACTTTTTTCGGCGCGATGTTACATTTCAGCTCGAACTAACAAGTATTGACGGCATTAGATACGAGCAAGTCCGACAAATTTACGACAACGATTCGGGTTATCATTGCCACATTGCACAGTATACAATCCGGGTTAATCGACAAAACGCAGTCGGCCCACCATTGCCCGTGTACGGTCGTTTTTTCACCCACGATGCCGACGCGCTCGCGGCCGGTATGCAATCGGGCGACCTCTACTTTTTATCAATCAATAACTATTACGGCCTTCCTTATGGGGTCGTTAAAATGATAGAATAATGATAGTTAATCCGGACGGCCCACTTCCATCGATCAAAGTACGCTTTTTTGATTCGGACGCCGACGCGCTCGCATCAGGTTTGAACGTTGGCGACCTTTATTTTTTGACTGCCAATAATTTTTACGGCCTACCTTACGGAATTTTAAAAATTGTATTTGGATGAGATATATATTAATAATTGCCGCGCTTTTTTGCAGTTTACCGCAAATTTTCGCACAAAATAACATTACGTACGGCGCTGGCATCAGCTACACCAACGGCGCGCCTTCATTTACACCTCCCGCGCGTACTTCGCGAGTAGCAATTGACACCATAACAGGCAAATGGTATCACTACAACACGCCCGGAGGTTGGCAGCTACTTGGCAACACGATTGAAGAAATTGCAGGATGCAGCGCACCAGCATACACGCCCACAAAAGGCGATAGTAGGGTCGTTATTAATAACTGCACAAGTCCGGAGTTGTACTATTGGACCGGCTCCGCTTGGGTTTGGATTAATGAAGGGACAACCTACTACGCGGGCGAAGGCATCCGGATTCAAAATGACAGCATTATTCTTGACAGTCTATACTACTTGCAATTTAGGACAGGCGATACCACCGACTTAGACGCGGGTCGGCTTAGTTGGAACGCTCAGGAGGGAACCTTAGACGTTGTAATAAATTCGGGCAACGTCACCGGGCAAGTTTTTGAAGATGTATTTTTTAACTGCAAAAATCAAACAGGCTCCACAATTACGAGAGGTACAGTAGTAATGGCGGTTGGTACTTTTGGCGCATCGGGCCGTATTTTAATCGCTCCTGCTATTGCCGATGGATCTGTAAACAGTGAATATATTTTAGGTACAGCGGCTCAAGATATTGCAAATGGTGGCGATGGTTTGGTTTACCATTTTGGCAAAGATAGAGGCTTAAATACAACGGGCGCGAGTTGTGGTGAAACGTGGGCAGATCGTGACGTACTTTATTGTAGCGCTACAACTGCGGGGTGCTTAACCAAAACAATACCAACAGCGCCTAACTTAAAGGTTCCTGTTGCTATTGTATTAAATGCAGCAAGCAATGGAACTATATTTGTCAGACCTTCGCACTTCCCAGACCTTAATCAAATAAACGACGTACAACTAACAAGCCCGACAACAGGACAAACGCTAATTTATAACGCGAGTACAGGCGTTTGGTCAAATCAAACTCCAGCCGATCCAAGCCCTACCAACGAGCTGCAAACGCTATCAGTAGTAACGAACACAGCTACACTTTCAAGCGGTGGAGGGTCGGTAACTATTGCAGGTGCTGGTATTAATACAGTAGGTACAGCAGGCACTACGATTACGGTGACAGGTACGGAGGTAGATGGAAGCGTAAGCAACGAGCTGCAAACATTATCAACTGGAACCAACACTTTAACTTTATCAAATGGAGGCGGCACCGTTACGGTTGATACCGATCCGTCAAGTGATGTGACAGGGTCAGGCGCGAGCGGACAGGTATCTTTTTGGACAGGTGCGCAGACGCAAAGCGGTGACAATGGATTATGGTGGGATAACACCAATAAACGATTAGGAATCGGCCCTACTTCGCCAAGCGACAATTTACATATTGTTGCTCGAACAGGAACAAATCCAAGATTAAAAATTGGAGATGCTGATTTAACAAATCCATTTTCAGGGATTGAGGGCGTAGCAAGTACAATAGGAACTATTGAATTATTTAATATATCAGGCGGAGGACTATTGCATAGAGGCTATTCGATGAATAACGCAACTCCTGGAATAGTTTTTTTGGGACTTATAGGAAGTAATACTCCTCAAGCATCTGCAATTGAATTTCGTTCAGCTAAATTATCTGGAAATACATTTGCAGCTATAGGAGATTCTGAAATAGCTTATAATTTTAGGAATTTTAATGGTACACAAAATTACTTTCAAGTTAGAGGATCTGGAGATTTTGGAATAAATGCATCACCAGCAGCCCGACTTCACGTAGTCGGCTCCGGCTCAACCTCAACCACTTGGACAGCGCAATTTCACAACAGCGATGGCAATAATAACGCCCTGATGGTTCGTAATGATGGAATAGTTTCAATAGGAACTGCAAGCCCTAACGGTTCTGGAGTACTGGAGATTAGCAGCACCACACAAGGCGTTCTTTTTCCACGCATGACCACCACCCAACGCAACGCAATAACAACACCAGCCGATGGCCTTGTAATTTACAACACAACAGACAACAAACTGCAAGTAAGGGCCGCAGGCGTTTGGGTAGACCTTCACTAAAAAAAACAGACATACAATGAAAAATACACTAATATTTACCCTGCTCTTAACAGCGCTACAAATGCAAGCGCAAACAATTATAACAGATACTACCTTCATCACGCCAACCGCGCAGGGGTTATACCTTACGCACTTGACAATTGACGATCAAGGCAAGCGGATGCAAACAGATGTACCCATCACCGATACGGTACAGCAGGCGCAAGCGCTTAGGCGGTTGTCAAGCCAAGAAATAGGCAGGCGGGTAGCAGATATGCGAGTAGTACAAAAATACCGGGCAGAGATAGGAGGGATGATTCGAGATGGCAACCAAATAGAAAGCGCCTACGGAGTAATTTTGTTTGACACAACCGGACAGAAAGATTTAACGCTGCAAACATGGTCGCTAAAAGGTTACACCCAACAAACAACTATATTTTTTCGAGTGGTTAAAGTGCAGGGTTTAGACCGCTTGCAATGGTCGTTTACAAAGGCCACAGGCACTTGGAAGCGGGCCTACTACTCACCGGGCTACCTTCGCCTTACGGAATGGGATAGTGAAGGATTTATTGAATATTTCCAAAATGGAAACAACTGGTATTCATTGGGTACGGATTATGTGATTCGGCCCGCAACGGTTGTGAAGCGATGATAGAATTTTTGAAATACGCGCTTTTTGGAATTTTCGCCGGTTTTGGATTTATGGCCGGTATGGTCTGTTTTACGTGGATTGAGGATAATTTTAAGCGACCGAAAAAACGATTTTAAGACAAATACCCAAATAAACAAATGCAACAACTATACGACCTCTTCGCCGCAAAGCTAAAAGATCAAGGACTTTCAGTTATTTTTTTCGTTGGTTCAACTTGGTTTTTTTTCAATATGTGGGGATCGACTGAAAAGAAGTTGGAATCTAAAATCGAAGACCTAAACGCGCTTTTGGTTAATTGTGATCGAGAGCGTAAAGATTTGGCCGTTGAGGTCGCTAAAATGCAAGAACGCTTAAACGCTATTCAACTTAAAAAGTAATGGACAGATACCAATTTATTAAACAATGGGTAGATCAGTCAGCAGGCGGGAAAATCTATTTACCTGGCTATTGCGTTCGTTTAGGAGCAGACGCAAAGGCCTTGTTAGATCAGGGCATAATAAAACCGATTGCAGACTTTACACTTTGTCGAAAAAACGCGTTAGCGGATAACGCTTGCACGCCATTGACAGTAGAACAAGCCGCTGTCCTTGAAACGTTTGAGTCGTCAGTAGCTGACGAAATAACAATACCTGCACCGCCCAAATCCTTTTCACGTTCTAAATAAATTCCATTATGCCAACAACAGGCGTTTTAAATTCCCGTTTGGCAGTAATACAAGTCGGAGCCGCGACCATTACTTGCCTCGTAGATGCCAATTTG